TGGACCAGATGAAGTATTCTTCCGAGTAACTGGCAATGCAGACCCGCAGACCTTCACTAAGGGTGACCCCAATGAGAACTTTGACATTATGATTAGCTATGATGTACTGAACTCAGATGCTAACTCACAGGAGCAGAAGCTACAGCAGATCACTGCACTCACTGCCCTCGACCGCAATGGTCGAATCAATGTGGACTCACTGCTTGATCTCGCAGCCCAAGCAATTGACCCAGTACTTGCGGACACTATTCTACAGCCAGCAAAGGTAGCTGCTGAACAAATAACTCAGTTTGTAACGGATGACTTGGCTAAGATTTACTCCGGGATGGAAATGCCAGCTCGCCCGAATGGCGGCCAAGTTGCCCTTCAGATCATCCAACAGTATGTGTCCCAGCCGGACATTTCAGGGCGACTACAGTCGGACGAAGCTTTTGCAGCTCGTCTTCAGAAGTATGCTGGTCAGTATCAGTTTGCTCAACAGCAGCAAGTCAATGCAACCCAGAACGGACTATACGGAACCGAGGCAGCATCAATCGGCGAAGTACAGACACAGGGATTACCATCGGGAGGAGGAAGCTATGGAGGGTAAAAAGACTAACATAGATGCAGCCCAACAAGCACGAATCCGTGCATTACAGATGGAGATGAATGACTACAAAGCACTCATCCGAGCTGATGAAGGATTCAAGGCAAAGGCTTATAAGCCACAAGCCAAGGAGAAGCATATGACAATTGGCTACGGTCACTACGGTGCTGACGTGAAGAAGGGATCAACCATCACTAGGGAAAGAGCAGAGGAGCTTCTCGATAAGGACGTTCGTGATCGGATGGTATCCATCCGAGGACTTATGACTGAGTTTGATTATCTCCCCAGGGACTTGAAGAGAGCAATCTTTAGTGAGCATTATCGTGGATCAGTCCAACAAAGCCCGAAGACGGTTGAGCTTATTAACGCAGGTGAGTGGGCGGATGCATCCCTAGAGTTCCTGGACAATGACCAATACAAGAACGCAGAAGCACTAAAGATCCCTGGCATTAAACCACGAATGGAACGAGTGTCCAAGGAGTTAATGAAACTAGCACAATAGTATATGAACCTACAAGACGATTTAAACACACTACTCACTCACGACTCATTCATCAGATACCTGCGGGTAATCAGTGAATTACGTGAGGAGACGATATCAGAATTGCACGAGGCAAACAGTGATAAGATCCAGCAGCTATCGGGAAGAATCCTGAGCTACGATCAGATCCTGCAACTGTCCAACTTCAATTCGATTAAAGGAATCCCACTACAAACTGACTAGCCCAAGTGGGGTTGCATACTGTGTTACTATATTTACATCGCCCTCGCTCGGCGTTAAAGAGTGGAAACAACAAAATATATGACCGATGAAATACCAACGGAGAACTCTGCGTCCGTAGAAACAGCAGTGGAAAATACAAATATTACAGCGTCTGATTTCGTTACCAGACGCTTGGGATCTACACCAGAGCCTACGCCGACCGAGGAGCAATCCACGGAAGAAGTAGTTCAGGAGGAAGCCCCCGAAGTTGAAGCAGAGGTTGTTGAAGAGCAGGGGGAAACTCCAGCGGAAGCACCAGCCGAAGATGTTCTTTCACAATTAGATCTAGATGATATGTCCGAAGCAGACCTTCGTGAACTATCCGAGAAACTTGGCAGTCGAGCAGTTGCACGATTTGGTGAGCTTACCGCAAGGCGGAAAGCAGCCGAAGAACGTGTGAGCTTATTGGAAGCCAAGATGCAACAAGCACCAGATCCGCTCAAAGCACCCGAAACAGTAGCTAACAATCCTTTCGCTTCATTGAATACAATTGAAGCCCTACAGGAAAAGGCCGAGGAAGTAAATTCCGTAATCGAGTGGGCAGAGGATACGTTGTTTCAAGCAGACGGATATTCACCCGAGGATGTAGTCGTAACAATTGATGGACAGGAATTGACCAAGGCTGACGTACGCAAGAGTTTATTGAACTCTCGTAAGTCCCGTGATAAGTTCCTACCCTCCCAACTGAAAACGGTACAAGCTAAAGAGCAAGGCAAGCAATTGGCTGAATCCTTCCAATCGAAGGCAGTCGAAGAACTTCCTTGGCTCAGTGGCGAGGACAATGATGTTCGCCATCAATACAATGCTATTATGCAGGATGAACGAGTGGGAGAGATGTTACAGTCCCTTGCTCCGGATGTGTCCGCGCAGATGCCATACTTAATGGCACACGCAGCAAATAGCCTGTGGGGACGGACACCAGTCAAGGCTGAGAAGCCAGCATCGGCAACATTGAACCCACCCAAGCAGGTAGGCTCCGTGTCCGCAGCTACTGAAAAATCATCGAACATCCCAACGAAAGCAATTCAAAAACTAGCTCAACAATATAAAACCAGCGGCGATAAAAGCGATTTCATCAAATTCCGAACACAACAATTAAAAACCCGATAACACAAATTATATAACATTATGGCATTCTCAAATACCTATGACGTAGATAATAACGGTTCGGCTGTTTCCAATCGTGAGAACCTCACAGATGTACTTACCATCTTGGCTCCAGAAGAAACTCCGATCCTTTCATCTGCACAAAAACAACGCGCATCAGCTACTAACACAGAGTGGACAGTAGATTCTCTTAGCGCACCTAACACTGCTGGCATCGTCGAAGGCGATGACGTTGGTACATTCACTGACCAATTCGCTGGTCGTGCTCGTATGGGCAACTACACACAAAAGTTCCGTCGGGACTATCGTGTATCCGATCTACAGGAAGCTGTTGATTCTGTTGGCCCAGCTAAAATTGCACAAGCAGAAGCTAAAGCAATCCGTGAACTTAAGCGTGACATCGAGGCAACTCTTTGTTCCACTAACGTTAAACAGCAAGCCGCAGCAACTGTTGGTGGTGTTGAATCTCCTTACAAGATGACTGGCCTTGGTGGCTTCATTGACTCGGGTGCTGCTGCAACAACTGTACCTGCTGGCTTCACAACTCCTGCTTCTAGCATCTACACAACTGCTGAGTCCGCTGCAAATGACTTCAGCGAGACTGCACTGAACAACATCATCTCGAGCATCTTCGAGGTTAATGGTGTGTCCAATGGTTTGGTTCTTGTTGCTGACGTTGGCCTCCGCCGTGTCATCAGTGACTTCGCTCGCTTGTCAACTGTTTCCACAGAGACTAGCGTCCGCAACGTAAACTACGATGGTGGTGTTGCAGCGATTAAGCTCAGTGTTGAAATGTATCAAAGCGATCACGGTATCGTTTCGATCGTCAATGCTAACCCTGACTGTATGCCTAACTTCGGTGGTACTACAGCTAACTCCAGTGGTTACCTGCTAAATCCTGAGTACTACGGCGTACACGAACTGATCCCTATGGGTTCAACTCGTCTACCCAACCAAGGTGGCGGCGAACGTGGTTTCGTTGATTGCGCTCTGACCCTCGGTGTTTACCACCCACAGGCTCACGGCTTGATCCAGGACGTAAGCTAATTCAATTTGGAGGGGGGTTGGTCCGATCCCAGCCCCTCTCCTTTTTTTTATTTATGCAAATTGTAAACCAACAGCCGGGCATATCCGACGAGGATATTGACGCAGCTCTCAGAGCTGAGGTCAAGGCAAGCCTAGACCACGAAGTAGCAACCGAGAAAGATCGATACGACTTAGCTCGTAGGGATGCTACTGCAAACATCGGAAAGACGCACCCCCTCCTTGGGAAGTGTGTGGCAGCTATGCCACCCCGTGAATACTTCCGCCTTATCAAGGCGTACGGTCACGCAGAGGTTCATTCCGTTAATTTTCTAAAATACTTCCAGCGCAAGTTCAGTGACCTAAGTCCGAACAAATTATAATGCAGACTAGAACATACGGCGATTTATACAAGTTGATCCAATCCCTTTCGGGGGTTGGTTCGTTTGCACCAACCGAGCAGGATGATGTAGCGAACTTCATCAACCGTAGGTTCTCTGAGGCTTATAACACTAGTCAGATGTGGCCCCGCTATTTAGTAGCTGGAGAGTCCCGTGTACTTAGTGCTGATCAAGCTGTCACTTACGCTGAGGCAGGTAAGGACACAATTGGTGAGTTCATTCGAATCCACCGGAACCAGCCGTTCTTAAACAACTCCACCGTTGAATACGAATTCTACGTGGATGCAATCGGGGCGCACATCTTAAATGTGGTCAGCTCATCTGACTCGGGTGTATTCGTTACTTACAAGAAACCCTTTGAAGTCCTAACGACTTCATCGGATTACTTGAATAGCACCGAGAGCGTTCCCGCTGAGTTCTTTCACTTCATTGCTCACACCTCCTATGCTGACTTCCTCCGTATGGATGGACAGACTGACAAGGCACTTATCGAGGAGCAGACCGGGGAGAAGTACCTAGCCCTGGAACTGGAGCGAGTGGATTTAATCACCAACAACAATACCGTAAACAATCGGTTCTCAACTTACGTAAATCGACAAGCTCGATAGACAACAACACATAAAATTATGTCAAGCTCACGAAATAACGCACTAGAATTCTCCTCGGCTGGATCAGAAGCATTTACTTCTGGTGGATCTGCAACCGGTAAACGCTATGGAGCGTTGCAAATTATTAACGACACTGTCTTTTCAGCATTAGTTGCTAGTAATGTAGATGGCACTACCAACCTGCAAGGCATTACTATTGCAGCGGGAACCGTACTGTATGGTCAGTTCAGTGCCTTCACGATTACAACTGGAGTTGTGGTAGCTCACAAGTACTAGTATGTACTTGAGCTTAAAGAGTTCACTGGATACTAAATCGACCAGTTCTATTACTCCACCTGCACCAGTATTTTCAACAACTCTGCGTTTTCACGGAGCAACCAGTGTATTGGGCGGAGCTGAATATCAGATGGGTCAGTTGTGGCACGATTTGTCATTTGGAGCTAATAATGTTTGTGAGCTTACCGTAATGAAGACCAATGTCGATACTGATGTCGATATTAGTAATTTTAATGACACAGGAACTGTGCAAGCTGTGGGTCCAGCCACTTTTCAGGTACGTGCAAAAGGCAGTCGGAATGGAGTTCCTAGCACTATTCAAGGGGGCATCACTGACGACAGTGTAGGTATCAATGGCGGAAATCCAGGT